TATACACACCAGCTGACGTTGAGCGGTTAAAAAACATGGTCAAGGCAAACCTTGGTGATCATCGTTTTGTGTGTTTTTCTGATGTAGATGTTCCGTGCGAGCGGATACCGCTTAAACATGGTTGGCCTGGGTGGTGGTCGAAGATCGAGCTTTTCTCATATATCTTTGACGGGCCGGTTCTGTACTTTGACCTGGATACCGTGATTTGCGGAGACCTGTCAGAGCTGGCCGAATATCCGCACAAATTCACCATGCTCAAAGACCTTGGCAAAAGAGAAACACCGGCTAGCGGCATGATGGCCTGGAACGGGGACTATTCGCACATTTACCTGACGTTTAAATCAGACCCGTCGTTTTACATGACCATGTACTCAGGAAGCGTAAATCTTGGAGACCAAGCATTTATTGCAAAAAATCAAAAGCCAGATTGCTTGTGGCAACAGATATTCCCCAATAGAATCTTCTCATACAAATTTCACTTACTTGGAAAACCAAAACCAGATGACGCGCGAGTAGTCTGTTTTCATGGCGAGCCAAAGGGTTCTGGATCAACTGGGTGGGTAAAGGATATATGGAGTAACGCAAATGGCAGCAGGTGATTCCGCTCTCTCGATTTGCTCTGATGCACTCTTGATGCTTGGTGCAAAAGCTATCTCATCGTTTAACGAAGGCACCAACGCAGCCAACGTCTGCGACCGGCTATATCCCGACATCAAAAACCAGGCGCTTCTGAACTATCCCTGGTCTTTTGTCTACAAAAAAATCCAGCTATCCCAGCTGATAACTACCCCGACCACCGAGTACAAGTACGAGTACCAGCTGCCTGGTGACCGGATTGGCCCTCCTCGGATGGTGTTTGTCACCAATGCGGTTGGGGCAAGACCGATCAAAAGCTACCGGATATTCCAGGACAAATTGCTTTCAAACGAAACCACAATTTATGTGGACTATCCATACGCTGTGCTTGAGTACGAAATGCCTGTCTATTTTGTGCAGCTGCTCAAGTATCTAATGGCATGGCACCTGTCTTTGCCGATCACCGACCAGATTGATAAAACGCAGTATTGGCAACAGATCGCCATTGGCGCGGCATCAGAAAATGGCCGTGGCGGGTATATGCGTACAGCCACTACCATCGATGCCCAGGGCCAGCCGATCCCGGTGATCGAGGACTTCAGCCTAATTGATGTGAGGAATTGATGGCACGGTTTACGTCCATCCAAACTAACTTCTCGACCGGCGAGCTTGATCCGCTCCTCCGGGCCAGGGTTGACCTGCAGGCATATTCAAATGCCCTAGAAGAGGCCACCAACGTCCTGGTGCAGCCACAGGGTGGGATTCGTCGCCGGCCAGGTTCTAAGTACATTATTACGCTTCCAAACACCGGGTCTGATTCTGCCGGCAATGGCGTGCGCCTGGTTCCGTTTGAATTCTCAACATCCGACAGCTATATGCTGTGTTTTACCCACAACCGGATGTATGTATTCAAGGCCGGTGTCCAGCAGCTTGATATCAACGCAGGCACAATCGATTACCTAGACACCAGCAGTTATGGATTGACAGCCGCCAGGTTGGCAAACCTTACATGGACGCAGTCAGCTGACACGCTGATCCTATGCCACCAGGACATCAACCCAGTAAAAATTGTGCGTGGCGCAAATGATTCTGCGTGGACTGCCAGTTCGCTAACATTTGATTCAATCCCAAAGTATGCGTTTACGATATCTGTAAGCAAACCAGCTGCAACGCTAACCCCGTCTGCCGTATCCGGGAAGGTGACGCTGACAGCATCAACAGGCACGCCGTTTAGCGCAGCATCTGTTGGGCAATACGTCAACGCCAGCCCACAGGGCCGAGCCAAGATAGTTGAATACACCAGCGGCACAGTGGTCAACGCGATCGTTGAGTTTCCGTTTTTTAACACTAGCGCAATTGCATCTGGCAGCTGGGACTTGGAAACTGGATATGAGGCCGTATGGTCATCGACCAAGGGATGGCCACGGTCGGTTACGTTCCACGAAGGTCGGTTATATTTTGGCGGGTCAAAATCGCGACCATCGACTGTGTGGGGATCAAAGGCTGGCCTATTCTTTGATTTTGAGCCAACAGAAGGTTTGGATGACGATGCGGTAGAGGCAACTCTCGACACCAACACGTTTAACGCAATTGTTGACATTACGTCAGGCCGCGACCTCCAGGTATTTACAACCGGCGGCGAGTTCTATGTTCCGCAAGAAGGCTTAGATCCAATCACCCCGACTAACTTTTTCGTTAAGGCAACAACACGCAACGGGGCCAAGGAAGGCGCTCGCGTTCAGCAGCTCGAATCTGGCACGCTTTTCTTGCAGCGCCAGGGCAAGTCGCTCAATGAGTTTGCGTTTACTGATACGCAGCTGACATATGTCACCAGCAAGATATCCCTGTTGGCAGGTCATCTGTTGAAATCACCGACCAGGATGGCATTGCGCCGTTCTGTGGCTACGGACGAAAACGATCTGTTGATGGTGGTTAATAGCACCGGCGGGTCTATTGCTGCATTCTCATTGCTGCGTGTGCAAAACGTCATTGCCCCATCTGAATGGATTACCGATGGCGAATACGTCGATGTCGGCGTGGATTTGAGCACCATCTATACAGTGGTCAAGCGCTCGGTTAATAGCACGACGCAATACTTCATTGAGATATTTGATGACGCGCTTCAGACGGATTGCGCCAAATCCGGTGGCGCTGCGGCATCTGTGTCAATGTCTCACCTAGTGGCCAAGTCTGTGCAAGTTATCCTAGACGGAGCCGTGCAGGAAGCGCAGACAGTACCTAGCGGTGGCACCGTGACGTTTCCGCGATCATCGACTACCAAATACCAGGTTGGGCTTAATTACACGGTGCAGGCCGTCACCATGCCGGCAGATATCAAGATTGCTGCTGGAACCAGGTTGGCCTACCAAAAGAGGATCATCGAGGTAAACGCAATCGTAAAAGACACACAACATCTGGTGATCAATGACAACGAAGTCACCTTTAGAAACTTTGATACGGGAGGTACGTTAGATGCAGCAGTTCCTGAGTTCACTGGTACAAAAACTATCGACAGCATTCTCGGCTATACAACAGAAGGCAAAATCACTGTTAAGCAAACTGTCCCGCTCAAAATGACATTGCTTGGCCTTGAATACAAGATATCCACATACCCTGGGGGTTAACATGAGAATGAGCAGATTTGACGTATTGGTAAGTGATCTGCCGCTTGGCGATCCTTACAACCCGCCTGGATCAAGCAAGATCAAAAACGATCCGTTTACTGCAGCTGCCGTGGCTGCTTCCGTGCTTTCGGCTTATAGCTCATATCAGCAAGGCCAGATCACTGGAAAGCAATTAGAGCTAAAGGGTAGGCTAGAGCAAACTCAGTATGACCGTCGGGCGATCCAGTACCAGCAAAAGGCCAACCAGGTTCTTGATCGGTTAAAGCAAACGCAAGCTAGTCTTGCAGCTCGCGCTTTTGCCGGCGGCGTAGATCCGTTTAGCGGCTCGCCTGATGTTGTCCGCGCGGCAAACGAAACCGCAGCTGGTCGCGAATTCCAGATCTACATGGATGATTCTGCCGCAGCTTTCCGGGCTGGAGATATAGCCCTGGAATCAAACATTGCAGCTGCAAAAGCAGCAAGGCAGGCCGGCAAACTTGATGCAACCACAAAACTTCTTGGAGCTGCAGCTACAACAGGAAAAGCTGGTGGTTTTGATCGCACCAGTTTCAACTGGCTTGTGCCTGCGCCAATTGAAACAGCAACAGCAACCCCAGTCCCTAGATAATCATGGCACGCATACCTCGATACCAAGAAACTGGCGCACTGTCTGGAGATATTCCAGCAATCAGCTTTCCAAATTTAACTGCCCAGGCAAACCTACAGCAGGGCATTGGCGCGTCTTTGGACAAGCTGGCTCAGTTTGCATTTGGCGAGGCAAAAGAACGGCAAGACAAAGAAAATAAAATTCTTGCAATTCAAATGCGAGCAGACCTCGAAGCAGAGGTGGCTAAAGAAATTGAAAAGATTGACCTTGAGGTAACAACAGGAAAATTGTCTGATTTTGGTTCGATCCAAAATCGGGTCAAATCTTTGCAAGGATATGCAAATCCTTTATACGAAAGAGATGTTGCCCAAGCATCTGGATTGATGCAGTCGATTACAGCGTCAGGCAAAGCACTGCTGAACAAAAGTTCCAAGCTATTATCAGATGCCTACGGTACTGAGCGCGACCGTGTAACCGACCAGGCAATCAAGTCATATGCCAGATCGTTTGAGAACGCATGGCAGACAATGGGGCCAGAAGAGTTGGATGCATTTCAGTCGCGGATGAAGAACATCGTGTCAGGTATTGCATTCCAAAACCCTGCCAGCTACAACAAGTACATGGGGCCGGGTGGCGAATACGACAAGATGGCCACCGCCGCCAGGAATAATTCAATGGCTGGATATTTCATGTCGCCTGAGTTCAATCAAAGCGGTACGGCTACGGAGATGATCTCAAAGCTCAACAAAGACGATGCTGGCAAGTACAGCCAGCAATGGCAAAAGATGGGGTTTGAAGAGCGCAAGGCTTTGTTTGACCTGATCGACCAGCGCACCACAATGATTAAGAAAGGCGTAGACGCGCAGTATGCAAATGCCGGCCTAGAGGCCGATCCAATCATTCGTAAGATTATGAACAGCGATGACCCGGCAGAGCAGACCAGGTTATACGGTCTATTGAAAGAACTGCCGCTCGACCCAGCCAAGCTGCAATCGGTTCGCACATACATCAATAGCGACCAGGCCGGCGCGGCCACGGACGATGTACGCACATTGATCGAACTGTCCAGCAAGTCGGCTCGCGGTGAGTTGACAGCTGACGAGCTGGTGAACAACCGTGGCAAGCTGACCAAAGCAACGATCAAAAGTTTGGCGCTGCAGATTGCCAATCCAAATGACGCAATGCAAGAAGGAAACCGCGTTCTTGAGCTGGCGGTTGGAATCCAAAGCTCAAACCTCCCGCCTGAGATTGAAACCGCCGAAGGCAAGGCAGCTGCTGTAAACGCCGTAAACAAGTCAAAACTTGAATTGATTAGATTTAAGAACACCCCGGATGAGACTGGCAGATATCCGTCAGATGCACAGATCAGACAAAAGGTTGGCGAATTGCAGGGAAACCTACAGCAAGAGATGTCGCCTATCTTCAACAAAGCTGCCAGCGGAAATCAAAACGCTGCTGCTATGTTTATTCCAGAACTTACTGGTGTTGATCTTATGAATGACGCAGCTGTTAACCAGGCATTTGCAGCAGCTGCTAACCGTAAACCAAAACCAGCAAAACCTGATGATATATCTCAGGCTCGCACAGCAATTGAGCGCTATCGGCAAAACATCAACAGAGCTGGTGGCCAGCGTCAAGGCGACAGACCGAGAGGTGGGCAATGATTAAGTTTGGCCGAGTAGATGACATTTACTTTTTCGACGAGATGATGTCGATACCTGGCGTGCGCGACGGGTATATCCAACGTGCAGCTGCTGGTGATCCTGACTTTGTTACGGTCAAAGATGACGATGGGTTTGAGGGCGTGTTTATGAAGGGCGACGATGGCCGGCTAATTGGTGTCGGCCCAGCCGTCCAGCTTGCCGCAGCTCCGACCGAAACCACGACCGATGCCGCGCCGTTACGCATTGACATCACCGGAGTTGGTCAGCCTACACCGCCAGAAGAAGTCGGAACCGAGCCATCAATCATCGATGAGTTCATGGCCCAGGGCGGCATGACATTACCGGCAGATGCCCAAAGCATGACCCCGGCCCAGATGGGCAAGATTGTCGTGGATGGCCTGGCCGGCATGGCCCGAGGCGGTGTTAAGGGTACGCTAGGGTTTGGTGGGGATATAGAGCAATTCTTTGAATTCATTGGACGGTTTGCCACAGACCGCCAAGGCGGTGGGTTCATGGATCGCATAACCCGCGCAGCTGCGGCGTTTGAATCGCCAACGCTTTTGCCGACATCCGAGGACATCGAGAAAAGCGGAATCCTACCGCCGACCATTCCAGCCGGCGCTACTGCCGACCGGGCGTTGCGCGAGAAGGCAGCAGCTGGAGGTGAGCTGGCCGGTGGCTTTGTGGCCGATCCTTTCCTGGCCGCAAAGGGAATCAAGGCTGGGTCTAAGGCAATCAAAGAAATGGCGCAGCAGGTAATGACCACCGCTCCGGTTGGCTCAATTACCCTTAAAGCGCCTGCTGCAGCCAAGCCAATGGCTC